CCGAACAGCGTATCTCCAAGTTGTCTCCAGCCGTTTTGAAAATTGTAGTCCACCACCTCGCAGCGCATACGTCTGGCCTGATCTGTGATCTGTCCCATCACACGGCCCGCCAGTGCGGCCACAATGGCACGCGGTGATTCCATTAGCGTGTTGAGCCGCGCCTCGTGGTTGCCGAGAAAATAGAGCTGCGGTGCAAGCTGGTGCAAAAACGCCAGCCCGTCTTGCAGGTCGCCCTCGGGGTCCACGGCCGAGTCCGAGCTATCCCCTACGCCCCCGCGAAGACACGCGAGGTCCACAGCATCACCTAAATGAATCGTGGTATGCGGTTTCCAGCGCGCCTTAAACGCCAGCACTTTTTTTAGCAGCGCCTGATCCGCGTGGTGCCCGTGGCTGCACCCGACGGCCAAGAATCTCTTCCAGCTCCGGGTGATGTTTGCCATAGGCTTACACGCGAGCCAGAAACGTAGTGCCAGCACCCGGCACGCGCGGAAGTCGTCCCTGCGCGTCGTAGATGCCGCTGTACGGACTGATCTTGTCAGGTGGTAGGCCGACGCCGTCCACACTAGCTGGCGGCAGATTGCGCTTAATCTCTGCAAGAATTTGCAGCCCAGCGGGCGGCGTTGCGCCGAGGTAACGGGCCTGCATCGCCGGGATCACCGGCACGGGTAAAACGGTCATAGAAGTGGCTTCTGGCCGCGTTCGTTACGGATCACGTCAATCACGCCAAAAATGCCAAGGATGGCATCCATGGTCGTGTCGCCCACGCCAGTCGAGTAGAGTCCTAGGGCTGCACCAAGCTTTGCGAGCCCCAGCCAGGTCGATGGCTGCCTAATGTAGTTTTTGATTGTCGTTTTCATTTTCGGTGTGTTGGAAGAGTCGTTCCCAGAGCGCCTTGCGGTCTGCTTCGCATTCGCGGATCTTGCCGTTTAAGTGCCAAACTGCTACCAGCGTAAGAGCCATTGAAAGCCCTTGCGCGGCTGCCTGTTGTGCAATGAGGTCGAGCAGTTGAGTCATATTACACGGCAATCAGTGCGGTTTTCTTCCACGTATTGTTTGCCGTGCAGATGTACAAAAAGCTGGCGTCAAACGCCATCTGCCCCGGACGACCCACTGCTGTCGCAGTGGCAGGCACTGCACCAGTTCCCCCGGCAGCGCCGTTGATAAACGTCCCCACAATGCAGCGTGTCTGTCCTGTGATCGTTGTGGACGCTACCGTTTGCGCCGCAGAAACCGTGTAAGTGCCAGTGCCACCTGTGCCTGTGCCAAGTCCGGTGATGGTGGTCCCAGCAGTGACGCCTGTGCCCCCGATTAGCATGCCCACCTGAATCACGCCAGTTGGAGTACCTGTCACTGTTAGCACAGTCGTGGCAATTGAGCCAGCAAATGTGGCTCCTGTAGTTACATACTCATTTGTGCCATCCCATTCAACATAATGCGCAATTGGCACAGTCATTAAACTGCCTGCCTGAAACTGAAATGGTGCATTAGTTGCTGAGTTTCCAAGAAAAGTTTGCCGTCCTGTAAATGTGTTTGATACAGTGGTTGCAGCTTGAAATCTGTAGCTAACTCGATTCACAGAAATAAGACTGGTTCCAATAACAATGTCTGCATTGGAAGTGGTGTTGTAAAATGCCATTACATAACCAGATTGGGACGCCCCAAACCGAGTCATATACATGCCATTTCGCACCGTGCCTGTAAACCAAGCTGGGCGAGTAAAAACAGCATTAACACCTACCGCTCCAAGGGTTGTCGCCTCCCAAAATCCATTTTGTTTTGTGTCAGCTTGAAGTGTAAATGCAATAATGTCGCCCAAAACTGGAGTGTAACCGTCAGTTGTAAACACTCCTACTGATCCAACAGTAAACACGTTGCCAACCATGTTACCGGTAATGCTTCCGTTAGTTTGCGCCTCAACCATCCGCATTCCGATGCCTAAATTTGAAATGGCAGCTTGAGCAGTTGATCGCCCAGTTCCCCCGTCAGCAATTGCCAACTGCGCCGAGGCGGTCACTGCCCCAGTGCCGTTGCCCTTGAGTACGCCGGTGAGCGCAGTGGCACCAGTTCCTCCCTGCGCGACCTGCACGGTTGCTAGTTTGCTGGATGCAATAGCAGCAGCCGCGTCCACGTCTGCGTCAACCAGCAGGCTTGCTGGCGATTGCAGCACGCCCGAGACATTTTTCCAAAGGCCAGTTCCGCCCACTAGCGGCAGGCTGGTGTGGACGTGCGAGGGAGTGCCGTCGCCAAAGTTAAGTGATGCTGTGTGCCCGTTCTGGCTGGCCTTGACCTCAATCGCAATGTAAATGCGCGTGGTCGATGTCACATCCGTCTGCGGGACCAAAGCTGACAGCGAAAACTGCGCAGAAACGTTGTTGATTATCTGCTCGCCAGAGGTCGAAATCAGCGTTGGCGCGTCTGTGCCATTGTAAGTGTAAACCTTTGCGCGGATTACAGTATTGGCATTTGCGTTGGCCGTGCCGTAGGCCCACACATTAAAATCCCATAAGCCACCGGGGATGCTGGTAATATTGGGATCGAGCGGGAGGGACTCAGAAACGTAACCGCCTAAAAGCGTCCACACTCCATTTATAAGTGTCCCCGATGTAATAGTGCTCTGCGCCACAGCACCATTGCGCCCAAGCTGTTTGGGAGTGCCAGGAATGTTGGTCGTTGGCGCATCTGCGGCAACGTCTTGGCGCAAATAATACGTCAAGCCGTTTGCACCGCCTCCGCCGCCAGTGCTAGGAGTTGCTGGCGTCCATGCCGTGCCATCCCACACAAGCGTCTGCCCGTTGGTTGGCGCGGTTGCTGCCACCGCGTTTCCTTTGAGCTTGTCCACGCTCGTCGAGTGCAGCCCGCCGGACACGTCGCCGGTGATGATTGGAGAATTGAGTGGCATAAATTAGTTTAGCTCGAGCCAGGACAATGTCGTTTCATTCCATGTGTAATCCTTGCCATCTTGTGGCGCAGCAACGGGAGCTTGCCAGATCCAAGTTGGCGCGGAAATTGTCCACGAGGGAAACGGTTGAGGCGCGTAAAAAACGTCGTGCTCGTAATTGTAAATATAATCTACACCAGCGTAATTGGCGCGCAACGCCACGCCGCCATCAGGTTGGCCGTCTGCCCCGTAATGCACACCTCCCCGAGTGTTGTAGGAGGTTTGCAGCCAAGTGCCGGGTGAAGAATCCACGAACGTGTTGAAAAACTCAGGCTCCGCAACAATCACGCAAACTATCTTTCCATCCAAAACCTTAGCAAAGTGTGCCATAATTAAGCTGTGTAAGTTCCAGACGAGGTGAATTTTATAATTGTGCTTGAACCCGACGTTGTAACCGTTGGAGATCCAGTTACTATGCCGGTGTAGCTTGCGGTTGCCAGTGACAAAATTACAACGCCAGATCCTCCATTTCCGCCTGTGCCAGTGAGAGATGCTGCTCCACCGCCACCACCGCCAGTATTGGCCGTTCCGCTGCCACCAGTGCCACCAGTGCCGCCAACGGAAGTTCCGCCGCCACCAAGTCCGCCTGCGCCTTGCGTTCCAGATCCAACCGATCCTCCACCGCCCCCTGCGTAAGATACTATCGCTCCAGCAATTGAGGAGCTTATTCCCACTCCACCAGCCCCTCCGTTGCTGCTTGTTCCATTTGTGCCTGCGGCACCAGCACCTCCACCGCCGCCACAAGGAGTTCCACTCAGTCCCGGTGTTGATCCTCCATTATTTCCTTGTCCCGCGGTGCCAGATCCGCCAAGCGCAACTCCTCCTCCAGCAGCTAGGTTTGCGCCTCCTCCACCACCCGACCCTCCCGATCCACCAGTTCCTCCTGATGGAGTCCCAGTAATGCCGCTTCTTCCTCCGCCAATGGAAGTTATCGTCGATGTGTAACCAAGCGACGAGTCAGAACCAGAATTAGCTGTGCCTAAAAAACCAGCCCCTGCACCTCCAGCGCCAACGGTCGCAGTGTAAACCTGCCCAGCAGTCAAATTTAAGCTAAAAGTTTGTGCCCCACCAGCTCCACCGCCTGCGCCAGTTGCGCCTCCGCCGCCAGCCACAACCAAAAATGACGCCGTAATTGATGTCACTGATGACAATGCAGTTACACGACCTTTTGCGTCGATGCTAATAACCGGAATTTGTGTGATGCTGCCCACGTTGTTCTGCGCCGTGGTAATTGCTGCCAAAGCAGCAGATGCTGCTCCCGGACCAGTGGCAATCACATCGCCAGTGAGAGATGTGATTGCGGAAGTGGTTGCGGATGAAATGGCAGCAGTCGAAAGCGATGTGACGCGGCCTTTTGTGTCAATGCTAAGAACAGGCACCACGGTTGATGAGCCTATATTGCTTTGAGCCGTAGTAATTGCTGCCAGAGTTGGCCCAGGGTAATTGCCCGTGAGGTCACCACTAGCGGATGCAGTTGCGCCTAATGCGCCAACGTCAGACGCGCTTGGCAATACGTGTTGGTGGTCTGCCCGTGCCGCAAAGGTGCTTAGGCCGACCACTGCGGACGTTGCCAGCGCAGCGGGTGCGGTTGTTGAGAGTCCCGCGATCTGGGTAGTCGTCAGCGCCGGGCATGCCACAGTCGTTAGCGCCGTCACGCGCCCCTGCGCATCGGTGCTGATCACAGGGATCACAAGCCCGCTGCCAACTGCCGTTTGTGGCGTGCCCACATTAGGCATTGATATTGTTCCCGAGTCAGTAATTGTGCCGCCATCAAGGCCAGTGCCTGCCGTAATGCTGGTTACGGTGCCCGATCCTCCTCCTCCACCAGAGCCTGCCACGATGGCGCGAATGCTGATTAGCTCCCCGGCTGTCGGGGCCTCGATAAACGTGATCGTGCCGCCTGCTGTGCTCGTCACAGCGTAGGTGCTAGGCGGCTGGTCAATGCCGCCGACGCTGACAATGTAACCACCGTCTGCTGTTCCGTTGTAGCCCGAAAAAGTAAATGCCACGGTGGTGCCGTCACCAGTCGCTTCGGTAACCGTAGTGCCTGCGGCCACGGGACCGTTCAGCAAGGTCACGCCGCCATCCGCGCCTAGGAATAGCTCGCCTGTCTGCGTATTGACAGCAAGCTCTCCCAGGGTGAGCGAGGTTGGATTACCCGTTGCCCCGCTTCGTTTTTTCGGGATGATCGGAAACGCCATAGAATTAGTAAGTCCCCGCTGAAGCCACTGTAGCAACGCCGGTTCCATCAATTTCGATGGATGCGGAAGATTTCACACCGCCCACCACCGTCGAGGTGCCGGGAATAATTTTTGCAGCACCTGCGCCGGAAATGTAAAGGCCGTTGCTGGCGGCAGAGTCAATGCTCAGAACCCCAAGCTGCGCGGTGGTCGCAATCTGCAACTGCACGGTGGAAAGCTGCCCGGCACCATTAAGCTGAGGAACCTTGCCAGCTTCGGCCAGCGATGTGACTTGCGTCGTGCTCAGTGCGCCAATGTCTGCGGGAGTCAGCACCACGTTGCCCGCTGCGGTTGGTGCAACGGAATTTACGGAACGCACTTCGGATTTTGCGCCGTCAATAAAGTCCCAGCTTCCTGCGCCATTGTAGGCGATCATATCGCCCGCCTGCACATAGGTCTGGCCGTCAATGGCTGGATCAAGAGCCGCGCTGTTGGCCGCAATGTAGTAGTCGCCCTTGGCAGCAGTACCAGCGCCTACAACGCCGCCCGATGCAATCACCGGCGAGGTGTTGACCGTCCACGCACCTTTGTAGGTTAGCGCCCCAACAGAAACGGCTGGTAGCAATGCGCTAGGAATTTTTCCATCCACACCCAACTGCGGCACCAGTCCAGCAATTGCTGTGGTCGTCAGGAATGCAACCTGGCTGGTTGTCAGCGCGCTAATTTGGTAGCTGGAAATGAGCCCTGAGCCCGTGAGCTGCGGCACACCGTTAGGAGTCGCCAGCGTGGTGAGCTGGGATGTCTGGACTGCGCCTCCGCCAATTTCAACCACGCCGCTATTTGCCTTCATGAAAAGCTTGCCAGTGGCCGTATTGACGGCCAGTTCGGCAACCTGCATGGAGCCAGCGAGAGGTGCGACTTCAGATGTAGTTATTGCGTTGCGTAGAGGAATGATCGGGAATGCCATGGGATGAGTTTAGTAAGTGCCTGCTGTGTATGTTGATGGCACCCATGAGGTGCCGTTGAATTGAAAAACTTGGTTGGCCGTCGGGTCAGCGGCAGAAACTGGCTGGCCTTGGATGCCGATAACAGTCGCCACTGTCTCAGTCTCACCAGCAGCCAGTGAGAGGTCGCCCGTGATGCTGGTCAGTGAGCCAGGCGGGCCTTGCGGTCCTTGCGGGCCAGCCGGACCTTGAAGCCCAGGGACTCCTGTCAAAAGTGTTACGACCAAAGGTCCGCATGAAGATTCGCAGCTCATGAGATTGTTACGCGGGCTTCAATTAGCCGGATGTCCCAGCCGTCGGGCCGCTGGACGTTAATGGTTAGCAGCGCCCCGAACTGTGCGGAGAATGCCGCCGTCTGCGCGTTGGTTAGCCGCACTGCCACCGTCTCAGGCGTTGGCCGTACGATGCTCGGGGTCGTCAGCGATGCACCGGCAGCAGTCTTGAGTGTCACCGCGACGAACCACGCGGACAGGTCAGTGTATTGACTGCACGGGCCATCTTCCTGCAGGGAAAAGGAAAAGTCCCAGTCCGTCCCGCGCTGGATTGTGGATGATGTTTGGACGGCGACCATGTCTACAAAGAAGGGGTTTTCACAAGTAATTCCGTGCAGAGTCGCAGCAACCGGACACTGGCTGCGCCCCCTCGGGCCACGCCTTGGCCGCGATCTCATTAGCTAGGCTTGACAACAGTTTCAGAGGACAAGCTGGAGCCTCAGACAGGATGGCGTATTTAGCCACGCAGCAAGCGTGCTGGTCACATGCTATGCAGATTTGTAGCCTTTTGTCCACTATCCAGCGCGGGATCATGTGAGGGTGTAATTGAGTGTGCCAGTGCCAACGGACGTTTCAAAATCATCTGGACGATAGTAGGTAATTTGTGCACCGGGCTCAATGCGGTCAAAATAGCCAACCGCCAACAAAGTGCCATCCTCTGCCAAAATTCGTACCAATCCCTTGGTGACATTTGTGGACTTCCGCCAAATGCCATCAGCACACACAAATGCCGGATCTTCTGGCTTCCACGGCTTAAACAGTCCACTGATGAAAATGGGAAATGAAGCAAATCCAGACTCAAAAACGCCAGCATTACCTTGTGGAGTTTCATCTGCCGTAACGACAAGCGGATAAAACTCATTTGCTTGGATGAAGGTTTGAAGCAGAAACCGCGAATAGCTTATATGTGACGCCCTGCGCGCATAAAAACTATCATACCCAACTCCGCACCGCATGCCTCTGCGCGTGTACGGCGGCCCTACATCTGGATAAGTTTGCGTGCCAGTAATTGCAACCGAGATGGGTGGTAACTCAGGATTGGGATTTGGCTCCTCATAAACAATGTCTGCCGTAATACTCATTCCGGTCAGACTAAAATTGTGAAGCCACTGGTAGCAGTTCATGCCGTCCAATCTAGCAAACAGGGATTTGGCACTGGCTCACTGCACACGTTTGTGATCGTGGTAATTGCCAACGGATCACCGCCAGTCTCTACAGTTGCCAGTAAGATATATTGCAACGTGTCAGTATTTTCCAGCAGATCAGAGCTTTGCAAAATCGTGATTGCGTCCGATTCTGAACCGATCACTAAGTTTTCAATGTCCCAATAGATGCAAGCGTAGATGTAAGAGTTTCCGCTGATGTCTAGCTTAAATGGTGGAAAATCAATTCCCATGCCATCTGGGTAGCGGCCTGCAATTAGGTTTTGAGCAACTTCGACCTTGAGTCCGGTTTCGTCGCTTGCGTCGGTGACTTCAAAATATTGGCAAGCAATACCGCCACTGCTGCCAGCGCTAACTTGCCCTCTGTCAATAAGCAAAGATGTCCCACCATTTGTTTCACGCACATTATAGCCAACTCCTGGTCTAACTCTAATTTGCCTTATAGCAGAATTTAATCTTTGAATATGGTCTGCCAAAATTGCCATACCACGTTGAACATCAGGAAGGTTCATTATTCAATGTTTCCGTAAATTAATTCATCCCAGAAATTTGATTTTGATGTCAGGTACTCTAATGTTACGCGATAATTTGAGCCTTCTTGCGTTATAGATGCTCCTGTAAACAAAAAGTTAATTGTGGTTCCAAATTGAAACGGACATCCATCAATTGTTCCAAAAGCTTTTCCAACCAAACTAAATGTTGGTGCAACACTGTACACCTTTTGATGTTTAATAATAATTCTTGGAGACAAATAATCTGTTTCCCCGCGATTAAATCGCTCAAGTAACTCTCCAATTTTTGGATTCTCTGCATTTTTTGGAAATCCTTCAGGATATGTGTTTGGCCCAAAAGCAGCACCAGACTTCCATTGCGTCCACCATCCCATTTCCTGTGCAGAGAGTCCGTATTTGAAATAATTATTTGACTCAATTGGATCAGAAATTGTAGAGGCTTCCAAACTCCAAATATCTGGATATGTAGTCCCACCACCACCGCCGCCTGGATCTGGAACCTGCTCGGTGTAAGTTTCGGTCAGCGTAAAAACTCCATCAGATTGCGTCAGCGTCCAGCTAGATGCCGCCGGGTCTGGCGTCATCGTTGTAAAGCTCTCGTAGACGTTGGTTTGAAACTTATTGCCCCGCTGATCGCGGCCCACCTCGGTGCGGACTAGAGTGCTCATTGGTAAACAACTGCTGAAGATGCTGTTGGGCCAGAAGGCTTGTTCATTCTTTCAACAAGCTTTGCGGTGTTGTCTGCGGTTCGCTGCTGCGCTTGAAGTTGCTGCCGAGCGAGGTCTAGTGCGCTAGTTTGCGGGCCTCCAATGTCGCCTCCAATCTTGGCCATGCTGGAGACGATCGCGCCAACTGGTTTAGCCTCTTCCATTTTAGGAACAAAGCCAGCGCCGGGCGGCGGCGGAAGTGGCGTTGGGTTTTTTTCCAGAGCTTCTTTTAAGGTTTTGTCCTTAAGCTCCTGCAAACGCTTCGCGCCTTTTTGAACATTTTCTTTGTCCTTTGTTGTATCAAATAAAGGCTTTGAAGTTTTGTAATCTAGCGCGTCAAGTTGCTTTCTCAGGTTGGTTTCATCAACCAAAACTTTCACTGGCTTTTCTGCAATTTGATCCCGCTCTTTTTGCAGTTTGCCAATATCAACAACTGGTGGCTTTGCCCGTGCTTCCGCTTCTGCTTTTGCTGCCGCCGGTTCTGCATTGCCGCCAGTAAACAACGCCTTGGTATTTGCTGCCGCCTTGGCAAATGTCACCGAAAGCATTGTGGCCAAGTAGTTTATTGCATTGCCAAATGCAATTTTTAGCTCTGAATAAACTATTGGAATTGTTTTTGTGAACAACTCGTTAAAGAAATTTACCCCGATTGCAAATGCCAATTTCAAAGGGACCGAGACTTTAGGCATTAAGTCTCCCCATGCGGCGCTTAAAAACGTGCCAGCAGATTGGAGTGCGTTTTTTAGTTTTTCGTAAATTACAAAAATAGAAGTGCCAAAATTGCCTTTGAAAAAAGAAACCGCAGATGCAAAAGAATCTTTGATAAATGAGCCCAACTTAAAAATGTTGGTGGTCATTTGATCGTAATAAAAATTGGTCGCTGTTTTGAATGCCAGCGTTATGGAATCTAAAATAATTCCTCCAACTTCGTCGAAATTTTGAAGTAACACAATCGCTGAAGCAATCGCGCTTCCAAACGCTTCGCCAATCCCACTGAGGTCGATCCCGTTAACTGCGTCCACTACTCCCATTAATGGCGGCATGATCTCGGAAGCCATGCCAACAAAGAACCCTTGAATCTTGCTGCCAGCAGTGTTGAGAACATCAGTTGCACGATCAAAGATGCCAGCATTCTGCACCATTAACTGCGCTTGGTTGCCGATATTGGTTTGTACATCCTCAAGGCCTCCGGCAGAGAAAACTGAAAGAAGCTTTGCGCCACTTTTGCCAAAAATCTCCATCGCCATTGCAGAGCGCTGCGCTGGATTTTCAATCTTTCCAATTGCATCTCCAACCGCAGTTAATTGCTCATCAGCAGAAAGTCCTTGAAGGCTTTGAATTGAAAGCCCCATCGTGCGAAACTTAGCTGCGGCATCGGCATTGCCAGTAGCCGCTTCTGCCACGCTTTTTTGAAGTTTGCCAATCACAGGCTGCACATCACCTGCACTCATGCCGGCCTGCTCAAAAGCCAACTGAAGCACCATCAACTTATCTACTGCCAGTCCGGTTTGCGCGGACAAATCAACCAGCGATCCACCCGCTTCCATTGCCGCATAAAATTTTTGCGCCGCAGCAGTGAGCGTTGCCATGATTCCAACGCCACCCAAAAGCTTGCCAAACGATCCAGTAAGCCCGTCAAACATGCCTGGAGATGTAGCCGCTTGGATATTCCGACTAAGCCCGCGCATGGAGTTTTCAGCGCGCCCCACGGCCTGCACAAATCCGCTGGTGTCCGCACTGATTTGAATGGTGTTAGCCATGGTTATCTCCCGTAGATTTCGGAGCGGTTAAAAATGCCCGCCGCGATTGCGCTGTTGAGTTGCTCTCTCATGTTGTTCGCTTGGCGGCTAAAAGCTGAATCAAGCGTGCGTTGAATTCTGCCCGAGTCCGTGTGCCTGTTTGGGTTGCGTGCCTTAAATTCAACAAGATTGCCACTCACTCGAAAAACAACAGCACCGGCATTCTTAGAACTCCACCGGCCAATCCAGTCAGGGAATACAACCCCAAGTGATTTGGCTGCCGCACACCATCCGGCAGCAGTCACTCCAATGGTTTTCTCAAGCAACTCTTGAACCTGTTTGCGTTTGTCGACCGTTGTAAAATGCTTGGGCCCATCAGCCGGATATTTTTTGCTGGGACGCTGGTTTTCTTTTATGAATGCAACCAATTCATTAGGAGAGGCTTTGAGTTGATTCAAAATCTCTTGGTACTTTTCCCGCCTTGCTTGTGTGCGCGCACGCTCAAAGAGCCGAGTTGTGGAAGTTTCATTTCGGACAATCAACGCTTGTTTAAGGCTGGCCCGGATAGCTTTGCGAGAAGATGAAAAGCCTTTTGCAAATGATCTGCCAGCCATTGGAGGCGTGTAGGTAAATGCAAATTTAATGACGCTTTTAGCCTCGCGCCGGATCACTTGTTCAGCTGTTAGCCTGCTAATTGAGATCGTCCTCCGCAAATAACGGTTAAACCGATCCGCTTGCGCCCCCACGTTGGTTGTTACTCGGATTATGTCACTCATCGTCCTCGTCCTCCACCATTTGCTGGGTCACAAACAAGGTTTCTAGGGCTTCCTTTTTCTTTCGCACCGTCCATGCCCCATTTCCCCACAAGGCCGCGTGGTAGATGCGCAAAAGCATTGCAAGCGGCGCTCTGCGAAAAATGTAGTCGAAGCTCCATCCGGTTTCTCGCGCCAGAACTAAGACGAAAGCTTCCGTCCAGTCTGGCGCTGTGAGTTTTTTGGCGCGTCCTCCCGAGTCGTGCCGGGCTGTGGTAAAATATCCACTTGTCCTGCTTCAACTTCTGCGGACTGTTGGCGGCACCATTCACCAATTGGTTTAGCAAGTGCCAACGGAAACCAGCGTGCAAAGGTTTTGATTGAATCAAGTGCAGTGTTGTCAGAAATCGCCTGTTCAACTTCTTCCGGGTCACGACTTTGAATCCAAGCGCAAGCTGCAACCTGTTGCTGCTCGGTCATTTCAGCAATGCCAAGGGCAGCAATTGCTTTTTGCGTTGTCAGCGTCCATGGCCTTAATTCAAGCGGCCCAACTTGCGTATTTTTAAGAAAAAACGGGTTCATACAAAGCGCGCTTGAAACTCCTGTTTAAGCCAGTCAGGGGAGTCTGGGTAGCAAATACCAAATGAGCGTTCATCACCTCTGGAGATTCCCACAGAAGCTGAACGAGCAAAACGCTTTAGATCTCGCGCGTTGTCACGGTAAGCGCGCATCCACGAAATGTCAGAGTCAGGACTGGATTTGCACCAGTCTAAGTCTTCAAATCGTTTGCGAAACTCATCAAAGTCGATGTCCTTGCCATCAACTTTTGCCAGCACATCAAGGTTTACAATCCATCGGACATGGGTCTTTCCAGCTTCATCCACAAAATGCTGGAACCCACCACGCTTGATGAGGGAACCGCCTGATGTTAGCCAGGCGGCGATGATGTCAGTGTTGAAGCTTTTTCCCGGAGCTTCATGGTCCTCAAGTAATCGGAGGCGCATACTTGTTGTGTGTGTTAGGCGTGTGCGTAGCCAGTGCCAGATGCACTCCAGCCACGGAAGTCGTCGTTCTTGCTATCGAGTGAAATATTGGTCCAAATTCCCTTTCCGCTTACAAGCGCAGGAACACCGCCAGAACTGGCAATGTTGAACGGACAAGTGTCGCCTTTTCCTTTTGCCGAAAATGAAAAGGTGGTGTCATAAGTTTTTGCGCCACCGTTGGTTCCGTCGCTGTTTATAAGCTGCTTAAACTCAGCTTTTGTTTCAACGTCTGCAGATTCAACAATCACTCCAGACGCTCCAATGATAGATATGCCAAAGGAAGCCATATAATTAAGCAAAGAGGGTGTAGGTGACTTCGGACATTGCGAAATCATCGTTTGTTTCAGAAACTTTTGAACCTGTAACAGTTGCACCATTAAAAGTGGATTCAGGAATGGCAATCAAATCTACTTCTCCTTTGGTTTTAACCGTAGTAGTTGTCGTGCTGCGTGGTTTTGCCTGCGCAATAACGGTTTGCCCGTCTGCGTCGCGAATTGTAGCAAGTTCTACAACTTGTTCCTTGCTGGACTCTTGAATATAGCCGCTAGGTGCGGTCACTCCAAATGCTGTGGCTCCAAATGTTACGGGCATAATGTTTTATGGTGTTGGGCCAAAGCCCACGGTGTACGGCATGGAGGTTCGCCAGTGGCGCTCCTCGCGGAGGTTGTCGGTTGATTGTGCGACGACACCGTAAAGCTGCACGGCGTCGGAATCTAAAGTCAGAGAGCGCATTGCTGCGTCCACAGCGGTAGCAAAGGCTGTCTGGTCGGCTTTGGTAAAATCATCAGCCTGGCTTAATATGTTGAGCGTCAAAGTGCCGCGCTGAAGTGGACTACCGACAACGATATCGGACTGCAATTCCATCAAAACCGATTGAGACGGAATAGGTGCGTTGTCTTGCGGTTCGCCCACATAAACGCCTGGCAGCGCCAATGAAAGAGCAGCCTGTACGGCTTCGGAGAAAATGCCGTCAATCATCGAGTCACATCCTCCAGATAGATTTTCCAACTAATCGGATCCTCATCCCAGCTCGTGATTCTGCGCTCTGTGCCGTTCACTTCAATTTTGCTGCCTTTTACTGGGTCAGGAAATCCAGCCCGAGGAACGCGCACAAATCCAGCAAAGTGCTGCTCATACCCGCCCATCGCCAATAGGTCAGAAGTTTTCTCATTTGCCACGCAGTCAACAGTCACGCCTGCATATGTCACGCTGTCTGCCTGCATATAGGCCATGGCAGCGCTCATTGCACCGGCAGTGATGTCGAGGAAGTCAGACATTATAAAAGCGCTTCAGCTTTGCGGCGAGTGATTGGCTTTGGAGCATCAAGGATGCCCTTGTTGAGCTTTGACCCTTCTGGCGTAGGATTACACACCAAATAGATGCGCCCTGGGCTATTGTGCGCCTTGTAAAACCGGCGGGCCTCGTCGGGAGAGCCAGTGGAAAGGATTACCTGCGGGCCTGCACCGAGGTCTTCTAGAACGAGAGAGATTTTCATGGGATAATCGGTAAAAAGCCGGAGCCCCCCAGTTATAGGGAGCCCCGGCTCTTTGGAGGGGATCGTTAGGGAGTGACGATGCGGACGCCCATGCCGGTTCCTTTTGCAACGCCCCATATACAACCCACATGGATGCACGTCTGGCCTAATTCACGATTATAGTAGGCCCGAAAAGTTAGGGGAAGCCCAAGGTCAGGGACAACAACTTCGGCAATTTCAATGGAATCCTGCAACGCGGCTTCAGGATTTACACGGCGCGCAGCCATGATGAGCGCGGAGGAATGAAGTGCAAACCCGGCAAGTGCTTCGCCATTGGCATCGCAAAGGTCAGACTCATAGATATCAAAGCCCGAAACACGCGGAACAGTGCCATCAGCCTTAAAAGGCGTGATGCCAGGAATTTCCGCGCTGATAAACGTCTTGGAAATCGCGCCGTAATAAGCGGGATTCATGATGACCGAGCGGCCCATCTTGGGAGCCTTCAGCGTCTGCGTCAGCGTCACGCCAAGGTCAATCACGTCGCTGCGGTCAAAGTTGGCAGCGCTTGAGGAAAGAGGAGTCTGCGCAAAGTTCGCAGCGGTCACCAAATTCCAGAGCTGTCCAAACATGTCAGCGCCCAGCGCCTGGATCATCGGCGCCAGAAACAAGTTGCGGAAGTTGATCGAAGACTGAAGGACTTGAATATCTGTAAATCCAAGAGTCACGCCGCGATGCTGGTCAAGCGAGATCGTGCGGGCAGTCGTATCGCCAGCGACAGGAGCGTAACCTTCGGTCGTGATGTCGACAACGGAAGGCACCGTTGCGAAACGAGTCGTCACCGAACTGCCAGCGGATGCAATGTCCGTGGAGAAGTCAGTGGTAATGCCACGCAAAGGAGCGAAAGCATTGGTGAGGAAGCTCAGTGAATTTTGAGCAATCTGTGCGAGGAAAACGCCATTAAGGGCCATATGATTTTAGATGTGTGAGGGTTAGAGCTGCATTGCTTTCTGGTTTGCGGCGAAAAACTCATTTCGCTCAACAAATCCCAGAGTTGCGTAGTGCGCCCAGAGCTGTTCTCTGGTTTTAGGCGCAGAAAGTTGTTCGGGCTGAATGGCAACGGGAGCCACGCCCAGATTGGCGACAATGGCGTTGGCCTTTGCGGAAGCGTCAGCCTCGGATGCTTTCATCGCGTCGAGTGCTGCGGCCAGATCCAGATTGTTTGCGTTGGCAAGTTCCAGTGCTGCGGACAATTCCACAGTGCGGGACTTGAGAGCGTCAAAAGTCGCCACCAGTGCGGTGTGCTCGGCACTGAGTGCGTTAAGCGCGGCCACGTCTGCCTGCGCGGCAGAGAGCGCGGCCAGCGCATCGGTGAGGGTGTTAGGCAGATGATCCATCTACCTAACTGGATTTCCACAACAAAAAGCCCGCCGGAGAAACCAAACTCCGGCGGGCAAGAGACAAATGAACCTAATCCACTACATGCCCACCATACCAAGCAGGGCTTGATATGCAAGCTCTTCCGTGCCAATGTCGTCAATCAGGTTGCCTAGCTTTGCACGCGGCGCTAGGTAGGCGGCTCCGGTCATGTACTCGTCGGCCACGCGCCGGTTGCGGAGCACGTTGCTCTTGAACTGGTCAAAAGAATCGTCAACGAGCTGCTGCAAACTAGCGCGCTGGGCGGGACTGAGAGACGGCCCCATGCCAGCGCCTTTGAGCGGCCCGCTGGTGATGGGTTCCCAGCTTAGTCCCTGCGCTTCGTAGGCTGCGGACTGGTCCAGCCACGGTATGATTGTGCCAATGGAGCCCCAGGTTGATCCCACGGATCCGATGATCCTGTCGCAACTGACGGCGATATTGTACGCGGCAGAGCAGGCCGTGTCGTTGCTGTAGGCCACGATTGGAACCTTGAGCGCCTGGATGAGATCAACCACTTCGGAACAGCCAGTGCAGTTGCCCCCCGGGGAATTGATCTCCAACATGATCCCACGGACGTTGGCCTCTACAGCCTCCTCAATGTCCTCAGAGATCCATTCGTAATCCCAAGCGCCGCAGCACGCTTCCAGAGCGGAAATCCCCTTGGCAAGAGTGCCGTCAATACAGATGTGCGCGATCCCCTGCCCGTCGATCTCCATCTCCTCCCGCTTGTTCATCATGCCGGACAGCTTTTCGTAGTCGTCTCCGTTAGCGCGGACCAGTCGGCCCTCCACTAGTTGCCGGACTGCTGCGTAGCCGCCGGGAGTGATGAGCCACGGGCGGTAAAAAACTTGTTCAATAACGCGCTGGAATTTCATTCTGTGGGGGCAGTTGTCGGCGGATTGCCGTTGGGTGTCAAAAGTCCAAACACGTCACGCGAAAGCCCAGATCGTTCGACGCGCTTTTTGATTTCCAACTCTTCGCGTTCGACCTCGTCGAGGTGCTCTTCGAGCGTTTTGGACCCCGACGCCAAAATGTCGGTCATGCTGCGCATCCCGGCGCGGTAGGCCTCGATAGCGTCGCGGCTGGCGTACCCCGAGTCAGCGGTCAGCCTAGCGGGCTCCGTAAAACGGAACTGGTAAGCGCCACCGCGGGAGGCGTCTGCGCCTGTGTAGGGAGGCAGCATTCCCATCTCCACGAACTTGGCAATCGCGTACGCGCACCGGCGTTTGCAAAATGCGGCTAGGTAAGCATGCCGCTCGGAAGTAATGCGGTTGACCTGTTCCAGCACGATGCGGGCAGAGGCTCCCCCAAGCTTGCTCATGTCCCATCCGAACTCAGGCGGCCACTGAGCGGCCAGCAGTGCGTTGCGAATGAGTCGCTCTTGTAGGCGGTCCTGCGCCTCGGTCGGGATCTTGGCGTCAATTTGATTAATGGACTCGCCAGCGTTGGCCGTCAGATACTCGATGCGCCCGCCCTGCATTGGCGTGTACCGGAGTCCCGGCCCGCACTGCGGCATGTTTGTCTCTGTCAGTGCGTTGTAGGCGTCAGAGGCGTCGGCCATCCCTTGTTGGTTGGTTACCAGCAGCCCAATTTTAGCAGCCATTCTGGAAGCGGCTTGGATGTCGTCGCCAAGATCCTTGAGCGAAATTAGGTCGCGGATGGCGGGTGCAAACGCCGAGATCCCGCGCACCTGGTCCACCTCACGCGGGTCCATTGTCAGCATGCACGCCTGGGCGGGGATGTCGCGATCATCTGCGCCACTCTGGTCTTCGCCAAGAACACGGTAGGCCACTGCACGGTTGGCTTTGGAAAGAATGACGCCGTTGTAAATTCGCAGCCCGGCATAGCGTCCAGTAGTCAACGGCCCTTCGTCACCACGGCTTCCAATCTGGTGCCACGGCACCTGTTGCAATTGCGGATACCCACTTGCGGCGGTGGTAAGAATCGTCAGAAGATCGCCTTCACGATCAATGGCGGTGGACTCCAGCCGCAGCCCTTCCCACCAGCTTTTCCCATCGAGGTAGCAAATTTGGAACCAGTCCAGAAGCATGGCCTCAGCCTGTTTGCCCCACTCGCGGTCTGCGCCGGTAAAGATCGGACGCATTGCCATCCCCACGGACAGCATGGATTTCTGGTCAATGGCGGCATTCACCATCCCGTTATTCCAATACAATTTCCTAGCTGCCGAATTGACTGTGCGCCATTCGCCAACGGTCAATTCCTTGGAGATGCTCTGAGTGTGGTTCCTCCACCAAGGTTCTCCCCAAACGCCGCCCTCCACTAGCCGTTGGCGACGATATGCGCCGCTGTTGTTGGCTCCCACTTTGGGCGTGCCCACACCCATGAGGTTCTTAATTTTGTCTAGGAAACTCATATAAAGTAAGCCTGAGTGCGGCGCACTGGCCCATTAATGCCTGCGGCTTTGTAATTTAAGGCCTGCTGCGCCAGCATGACAACGTCCAGCGGGCTGAGTGTACCGCCCACGTTAAACTGGAACGCAGCACCGTCAATGGAGCTGGAAACCAGCGAACTCTTCCCAGCCAGCACCAAATCAAACTTGCTGGCGACGATGGCACGAAGCTCCGCCACGTCCCGCGTCAGGAACACTTGGAGCAGGAGTCTTGTATCGGGAGCCATCTACATAAGGGCGCTTTCACAAGAAAACCCGGACACCGTCACACGACGGGCCGGGCAATTTTCTGACAACTACCAGTCGCTTCCTGAGCTATCTCGGGTTGGTGTTGAGCTGGCACTCTACTCTGTCGGCGCTGGCTCGTCAACCTCTGGTGCGGTGCTTGCCATATCCGGCAGAATGCCAAGGATCTGCGCTGTCAGCACGTTCATCGCTTCGGCATCCCACATGTGGTTGGCTCGCCCTGTTGCGGTCCAACGAAGTCGCGTTTTCTTTGTTCGTTTGTCTACAGTTGCCCGTTTACGCTCGCTGTTGAGGTGCCGCACGTATTCCGGGGGCGCGTCTTGTGGAAATTCCCACACTGGAGAACCAGTATTTCGCAGATTTGCGAGAATGTCTTTAATTGGATCGGACGCCCAGTAAAAGAATGTGACAAACACTCGCTTGCCATGCTGGTCCTTGTAAGTTGGCGCAACTACGCGGTCGGGTGCCGAGTAATACCGCCGCACGGGCTTACCATCTGGCCCACGCACCGTGAATTGATCCTCTGCGCGCCCGATAAGCGCAGTCCACCCGTAACGTGCGCAGGTGTCATAAATCCGCCCGTGAAACGAATTGCCCGCATCCAACAGCGTCCGCTTTTCGGGCACCTTGAGCCTAGTCTGAATCTCGCGGAGCTGGTCGACGGTCAGGATCTTGCCAGCCCATAAAAGCCGAGAGTGCCCATTCTTGAGCCACACCCGCACAATCCCCCAGTAGTGATCTTGCTGACAATCCACTGTAAACACTCTGGCGGCCTCGTCTGGCATTGAGCGCCCGTCCTGCCACTCATTTACAAAATATTCAGAGGCTTCAAGTTCAAGCGCGGGAAGCTCCTCCTCCTGTTTCCACGGTTCCGCGAGCCGTTGCATTCTGAAATCCTTGGTAGGTTGCAGCACCCCAAGATGCCGGGCGTCGGAAGCCTGGCACCACTGGATGACAAGGTCAGCCCATCTGATCCAGTAAACAGACTGAGCCGATACACGCCGTGATCGGTAGCCTTCCACATGGTCATTCCCCTCGGTCCTCCACTCGCTGCGTTGAGTCAGTGCTCGCCTAGCTGCCGTCGTGTCTGGTGTCACATGCCCACAGTGCGGGCACTCATGCCGGACGGTCTTTACCAGCGCGCCCCAGTTCCATTCCCCGTTCTCATTCTTTGCCTCGTCGTACTTGATGTCCACCCAAGCGGGTTTGACCCATTCCTCACAACCGGGGCACCGATGGCACCACTGAAACTCTTCGCCAGAGCGCCATTCCTCGGTGAGTTGGTGAGGCTCTTCAAAGCTCTGGGAAGTCAGGAGCGCGTAACCGTTCCAACGGTCGTGAAGCCTTTTTTTGAACTGAGTAATGAGATCCGAATACTGCCAGCACTCATCCAAAAAAAGCACCTGCACGGACTTTTCTTGCGCGTTGGAGGTGTTAGCGCCGCCGAGCATTAAGGGCATGTGCGCAAAATAGATGCCGTCCTTCTTGGTATGATGGCGGTTTGTCGGCATCAATCCCCGCAGCGGTTCGCAAGCGTTAAGCACCGGCAGGAGCCTGGTCGCCATCCACTCGGCAGAGGTCGCGTCGGTCTGAGTAATTGACAGCATCGGCCCTGGTTGCTGCGCCACTGCCCAGCACACTAGCGCCTCCAGTGCCGTGCTCTTACCTGCGCCAGTGCATGCTTGGACAAAAGTCTGTCGGCAAGTTGGGTCCGCAAAGTCATGAAAAACCGCATTCCACCATGGTGCTGTATGCCTGTCAAAGTGCGTCGATCGGGAGCTGTGCGGAAAGCGGACGTTGGCTTCGAGCCAGTCCAACGGATCGCCGGTGTAGGCGAGGCGGATGCCGATGCATGAGCCGTCAGCGATTGGGTTCACAGGCTAGAGAAGCCCTCCCGTGCGTTAGCCTTCAGAAGCTCAATCCGGCTTCTGAGCTTTGGCTGAATCTCAGCCTCGGTCAGCCCTGCCAACTGCCCCGGCAGGTCGCCTACCAGTGCATCCAGTTCCGAGCACCAAACAGAGACGACGCGGGTGGCGGTTTCGCGCATCTCGGCAGCGGGCACTAGTTCGCCTTTTTCCCGTCCAATGATAATGGAAAGTCGCTCGATCTCTTTTGCCAGCTTCTGCGTCCGAGCCTCTTTGTAGTCTAGCACTGGCTCGGCAGTCTTTGCCGGTTTTGGGCCGTCAGGTTTCGGCTTTGCCAGCGGCGGTTCTACAATTCTGTCGGCAGTGTAGGCTTTTCGCCATGCTTGCTGGTCTTTTGTAGACCAGTTTCGATCAAAACCTTTTTTCTCCCAATACTGTACCGCAGAGACATTTACGCCAAAATGCTTGGCGACTTGGCTATATGACGCGCGTTTATTTTGATTTGCCACGCCCTAGTAGTAGACTAGGCAATATCTACCGGTCAATACTCTACCGGCCAAGTCTACAATAGCCACTTTTTGCCGATTGCACAAAAAAGGAGCAGGCGTCCCTGAACTCAC